CCAAGGATCTCTTCATTGTATCGTGCATAATCATATGTTGCGACGCCCGTTCCGCGCTCTGAAAAATTACTCATGAAAAAAATTATGTTTTTTCTGTAAAATTTTTGTAAATACTTTTCATATTCATATGGAAGATTTGAATTTTGACGGAGATGAGTTTTCGTCAGGCATAAATCGTTTCGTTTAAACAAATCACATCCAGTTTCAATCGATTTTGTAATATTATCGGCACATGTATATTGATCGTAATTAAATTCTTGATGTGAAAAATGTTGGATCTTGTTTTTGATGAATTCGGTGTCGCCAAAATAAGATAGGTGCCACCCTGCGTTATGTATTTGATAGTCTACATGCATCCGCCGAATATCATTGCAAGATATAGTGGCTGAAATACTATTGTATAAATTATAAGAAATTATTTTAGGCAAAATCCATTTTTCACTCGACTTACTCGTTAAATTATAACAGTATAAATCCATTTCCATTGAAACATTTTGATATTGTAAAAGACTTTGTAAATCGTAATTTGTGAATATGTCTTGTAATACTCGGGGGTTCGGTATTTCATCCACATCGGTTATCATTATCAAATCTTCATCGCATAACTCTAATTGTTTGATACCTCTATCAATAGAGTTTCGTTGGTGATACTCGTTTTTCCATTGTTCCTTTTTATCAAAATCAATGTTGGGGTATTTATACGGCATATCATCAATAATAATGTGTGTGATTTTATGCGCGAATTTTTCAAATAAATGTTTGTTTTTGTTGTATATAAGTGGTTTTTCTTTTCCCACAAAAGTATGTGTTGCCTCCACCAAAACAAACTGGTCTACTACCGAGTCTAAAATATTGAGTCGATAGTTTAACAAGTCCAACTCATTGTAAAATATGAAGCAATCAACAATCTTCATTTATAAAAATATTTTGTGATATTTTTATAATATTTTTATTTCTAGATTCTTAATTATGAATATGATATAGTAATATTTTTGCTATATATCTATATTGTCGTACAAATCCATGTTGCCGACCGAAATAACTGATTTGATTTTTTCTTTTTGCGAAGGACACGTGCGGGCGGATTTGCGCGTTAAGGTGCGTGTCCCAGTGCGTCAACACATACCCGGACTGGTCGATAAATTGTTGCTCGACTATAAATACACATATGATCATGATGAAAAGTATTATACGTGTTTTATGAATAAATTGAATACCGATCACCAGGCGGGGTATGTGGGTAAGATGGTGGCTGGAAACTTAGTCTCATATACGTGGATTCAAACGAATTGGTTTTGAAAAACATATTTACCCCACGACATCCCTCTTCCAACACAATAATCATTATGATTTAATTCTATAATTTTATTTTGTTGTATTTGCTCTGTCCACGTTCTGGTAGGACCTAGTGTCCATTCTTGTTCCCAACCTGGTATAAATATCGTGTCGTCAAGAATAACAATCGTGTCTTTGTGTGCTAGATGAAAACAGTTTTTTATATCGGCAGTTGCGATTTCATATTCGTGTCCGCCGTCTATGAATATAATATCAAATTTTACATCTTTGTTTTCTGAAATAAAGCGCGGAACTGTTTCACGACTATCCCCTAATATTAGCGTGTGTCTATCTGGATAAACTGCGTCAATATAGGCTTTTGATGTTGAAATGTATTCATGATGACCTAAGTCAAACGAAACAAGATTAAGTAGTGTGTTGTTTTTCAAAAACGTCTCTGCAGAATGACCTGCGTTGAAACCGATTTCCATAACGTTTATATTTTGGGGTTTTGTTAGTTTGATTAAATCTTGGGTTTGTGCTAGAACATTACTACTATTTCCTTCAAAATCATAGAAACCGCGACTATTTAAAAATTTTGTGAGAGACATTTTATATTTTTACACAGATGTTATTTTTATATTTGTATATGACGTATAAACAAATATAATTATGTGAGTCTACCATTTACCGCCCGTTTTCTTAACGGTAGCGCAAAACGATCATAAATACATTTTAAATAATTTCACCTGTTGGTTTATATTTTGAAACCGTCTACCATTTACCGCCCGTTTTCTTAACGGTAATGTTCTGTCCTTTGGCTTTCTTTTTCGCATTTGGGTCATATTCGTCCTCTTCGTCGTCGGACGCAAGATTTTTCGACAATTCCCAGAACTCTTTCGATCCCAGTTTATAATCGGGGCGGTCTTCTGCCTTGTACCAGAAGATTTGGTCGGTAATTTTATTAGATTTGGCGTTGTTCGATACGACCAAACAACTGTAATTCTCGGTGGTCTGGTCTAGAACCGAACAAAACGACTCTAATGTGGGAAACATAGAAGCAAAGTTCTCCCAAATCTTCTTACGATTTGATAAATAGTTCTCTCTTAAAATAAAAACGTAGTCAATGTTGGTACGTAGATTGGGCGGAATACCCAACGGGTATTGCATAGTGATAATAAGCATTACCTTCCAGTGTCTTCCGTTCATGAAGAGGGCGCGCATCAGCTTATCTTTCGCCCACGTGTTATCATACAAGCAATCATCCAGAATGACGAAGGTGCGCGGATCAATCGAGCACTTCTTGTACATCTCCATCTCTTTCTGACACTGCTTCATCACGGTTCTTTGGCGGCGCAGCACATTCTCGATGAGCACCGTGTTGTATTCCTCGTGAATAAAAAGTTTCGGCACGAGCTTTCCGTAGAAACCGTTTCCAGCTTCTGTGCCTGATATGACGGTGCCGATAGGGACATCTTGATGAAAATAGAGCAAATCTTTAACCAAAAAGGTTTTGCCGGTATCACGTCTCCCGATGAGAACAATAACCGGACCCTTGTTTTCTTTCGGGTCAAACACAATACTTCGCATATCAAATTTTTTTAATTCTAAAGTCATTGGAACCGAATATATCTTGTTTATAGAAATAAAACGGTCAGAACAAACGAAATGAGTTCATTAGTCCAATATTTTATAGTTTAGGTAAATTATAAAACACGCCTGATGTCCGATAAAAACAATTCAACAACACACAAATTCCAAATCGGCTATAAGAAACTGAAAAAACTTGACCTGTCTAAAATGGAAGAGCAATATGTAAATGAAGACCCCAGTGTGGATTACAATCCGTTTAGGATTAGCGACCTACAAGCATACAATCCAATTTATAATCGGTTTTTCCAGATGGACGAAACGAACTACAATATGATTACGTTGAACAATCGGTGTTTAGCAAATGATCTGAAAACGGTCTATTCCGAGAACGGGAAAATAGAGAAAAATATCCATATCAAATATTCACCTCTATTGAATCCCATCCATTTCTTAATTGGAAAATACGATTTAAACAGTGCCGTTTATAAAACTCTCCCTAAATACGACTCCGACACAAAAACGTGCATGGCTAAGAACCTGGACGAGAACAACAGTTCATACACAGACGCATTTTTCTCATATTTGTCGAGTATGTTGTCGGAGACACACAAGTGGGTTCATGGTGTAGAATATTACGGTTCATATCTGGGAATCCAGCAGAAGTTCAAAATGGATATAATGGACGACTTCGACTATGTGAACGACACTCCGTATTTCCTAGACAATATTGGAAAGCGGTTTGATATTGATGAAAATGTGAAAATGCTTTTAAACGACGGGAATCCGGGTAGCGGATCGCGAAACAACCGCATAAAGATAAATATTGCGGATGACTCTGATAATATTGATTTGGATATAGACAATGTAGAGGCAATCATTGATATTGAAAATGTGGTGAATGACGATACGCCTGTATTGATTGAAGACATTGCGGTTCCGGAAGAACAAGGCGTCGCACTAAATACACACGGTGATGATGACGACGATTCGTCTGAAGATGACTCGTCTAATGAGTCGTCTAATACATCTGGTTCTGAATCCGGGTCCGACGTATGGGAAACCGAAACAGAATCAGAGTCTGACGATAAAGATGCATTAGATGAAGAATCGGAATCAGAATCGGATGCGTCCTTCGATGAAGAACAAAAGCTGTTTTGTTATCTTCACGAATTTCCAGTTCAACTTATTTTTCAAGAAAAATGCAAGGACACATTGGATAGTCTCCTAATGCACAAACGCATCACCAACGACGAACTTACCAGCGCAATGTTCCAAACCATAATGATTTTGATCGCATACCAGAAGGCTTTCGATTTCACACACAACGACCTACATACCAACAATATTATGTATATTGAGACTGACGAACCCTACCTATATTACTGCTATGAAAACACGCATTATAAGGTGCCCACATACGGTCGTATTTTCAAGCTCATCGATTTCGGTCGCGCGATTTATCGGTTCAATGGTAAACTCTTTTGTAGCGACAGTTTTGCACCAAACAATGATGCCCACACCCAATATAATTGCGAACCATATATGAACGAGAACAAACCGCGTATCGACCCAAATCCAAGTTTTGATTTGACGCGACTCGGCTGCTCCATTTATGATTTCATATTTGAAGATTTTGAGCCAGGTGAAAACATTCCGGAAATCCATAAGATTATTTGGGAGTGGTGTTTGGATGACTCGGGAAAAAGCGTGGTTTATAAGAAAACTGGTCAGGAGCGATATCCTGGATTCAAATTGTACAAGATGATTGCCCGGGCGGTTCATAAACACGTCCCGAAAGAGCAACTGAAACGACCTCTATTTGCGGCATTCAAAGACGTTGCGAATCCGGCAGCATTCAACGTGGATTTAATGCCGCGATACATGGTTGCTTCTACCGATAAATAAACAATCTTGCACCTTTGAAATGCCGATTTATATATCATAATTCTGCGAAGCAGAATTACAGAATATAACAAAGGCAATTTATCGGTTATAAAGTAACAGTTGCCTTTTCACATTACACCTTTTCGCATTCAAAATGCGCAAAGGGGACCCCCTTTTTCACTCATAACTGCCCACAAAGTGGGCGTTTTGAATGAGAAAAGGTGTAAAAGACGCCGTCCCAAAAGGTCGGCGTTTCGGCGAAGCACAGTAAATGTAAAAAGGTGTAAAAGGTGTATAAATATATAGATATGTATTAGACAATATGAAAACCATAGACCATATTCTCTATATAAATATGGACAACCGTCCAGATCGTAAGAAAACAATCGAGTCCGAGCTTACCCGGTTCGGCGCCCAACCTGACGCTATAACCCGGTTTGCTGCGTGTAGTTATAATGGTTGTCCCAACAGTGGCTGTTTGCTTAGCCACGCAAATGCACTCGAATTCGCCTACAATATGGGGTATAAAAACGTCTTAATCTTAGAGGATGATTTTATTTTTATTGAAGACATCGATAAGGTAGTCGGAGACATAGGCGAGTTTTTCAAAATGGTAGAAGCAGGATTTGAATGGGACGTAATTATGCTTACCACGTGTGCGGCGCAGGTGAGTGAATATACAAACGATATTATTTCGCGGGTTTCGTCGTCCGGAAATGGTGCGGCATATTTGGTGAATCGTAATATGATGATGCCGCTTAGC